CTCTGTAACAAGGTAGTGTAGCTCGTTAAAACTCTCTTCGGTTGCTTTCTTGGGTATAACCCTTGGATTTTCGTTCATTAGTAAAGATCGTATTTTTTCTTAGCTTTATTATATTTTTTCTTACCCTCTGGGGTATCTTCAAACCCATAAAAAAGGTGCATATCACCAAGTTTAATTCTTTCTTTCATCTGCCTTTGTCCTTCATTAGTTCTACGGCCAGCTTTTGGGAACTGCTCTCTATAGTGATAGGGTTTTTTTCCAGCTGCATCGCTGGTTTTCTGCTCATCAAAGGATTTAAGCTTCTTTGCTCCGTTAGATGCGTTAGACATTGTTATTCTGGTAATAAATTTTTCTTGACAAGAGCTGTTAGCTTGTCATCTACTGTGTTGTCAGTAGTCTTACTGTATGCTTCTAGTAGTTTTACTACAAGCTCCTTTACAGCTTTGCTGCCCAAGAATTTGAACAGTATTGGTTTAATTAGTGCAATCATAATGATGGTGTGTCTAGGTCTGCTTCGTCTTTTTTAACGACTGTTTTTCTTGTTTTCTTTTTAGCTTTAGCAGCTGCTGCTTTTTCAGCTTTTACTTGATCTGCTATTTGTTGTGATAGGGTGCTCATTTAAAATAATCCAAATTTTTTTTCTTTTTTAGGTGGCTTGACTTTAACAATAGGTACTATATCCTGACACAGCTTGTAATTAGTTGAGCCGGGTCTATACATAAAACCTTTCTTCATTAAGTCTGCACACTTATGTGCTCGTGTAATTTCATACTCGAGCTTCATCTTCTCTTCGTATCTCTTTGCCATCTTCTTACACTGCTTATACCCTGACTTATCTAAAGGAACCATAAAGTTAATCTGGAACCCCCAGTTTTCTGCTAGAGTATAGCTACTAGGTTGCATGTTTTCATCAAATGGTTTACTATGATTACCCATGTAAAATGGACTAAATGTCATAGTAGACCCATTACATTGTATGTTTGGGCCATATATCTGACGTGACGATGCACCATTGTTCTGAAACTGTACAGCTTGGTTAGTTACATTACCAGTAGCTGCTGCTACAGGGTTGCTAACATTTGTGTCTTCAGCTAATACAGGTGTACTTATTGTGCAAAGATAGAGTAAGAGTTTGTAGTAGAATCTGTTTCTATAGTTCTGTCTATTGTTATTGTTTCTATTGTGCCTGCGTCTCTTGTTGTTATTGATAGATCCCACTCTGTTGCACCCGTTGTAACTGAATAAGTTGTATCGGTTGCACCAATCGCACCACTTGGTGTAATATTTGTACCAGACCAAGTAGAAACTTCTGCTCCTAGTACGTCGTGTTCTATCGTTTCTGTTATAGTTTGAGTTGTTGTTGTCGTTGACTGCATCGACCCTGTTGTGAACTGGGGCGTGACAGTGTTTGCTCTTGCAACTGCGGGTGACATCAGGGCTAAGAGTATTATCCATTTAGTCATAAGTAGTTTATGTTTATATTAAACCTACCCGGTGGTGTGGTAGTACTCGTAGAGTTATGTGGTTTACTAGAATCGAATAGTAATAATCTATTTTCGACACTTTCTACTATAGTATCTTTATCTAGTCTTGTAAAACCATCACATGTATTTAAGTAAAGTATGGCTCCTTTGTGTTCAAAAGGCATATCAACATGTGTTGGATGTTCTATTATATTATCTTGTTTAGGATATAAATTAATTTTAGCACGAAGTATAGTTCTAAAATCAGGTAACTTAAATAACAAACAATCTTTTATAAGATGCCAAACAGGTGATTTGACTTGTAGGTTATCAAATATAGCATGAGTAAAATAACTTTCTTTACATTCTTCTGTTTGTGAGTCAGTTAATTTAGTACTATGATTCCACATAAGGTTTCCGTTACCTATTATATTATCTCTTATATTATCAAAATGAAACTTGTCTAAGTGGTTGTCTAGGATGGTCATGGTTTTGGCTGTTTGTCTTTTTCACCTTTTGTTCTACCAGTTGAGAGCCCAAAAGTGGCAAGTGCACCAGTAAAGATCGAAGCTACGAACGTGATATCCGATGATGCTCCTGTCTTTTTTACCATAGGTAATTCGACATAATTTAATGTGATGATAAAACCAGACCAGATTACAACTCCTAGACGCACTATTGCACCTAGTATTGCCATCTGTTCATCATGATCATCTACATTTTCTTTGATTTTTCTGAAGATTCCTTTCTTTTCTGGCGGTTTTGTCTCCATTTGTTTATCTTATTTTGTATAAGTTTTTGTGCTCTTTTTCTAATATTCTCTATTAGAGGCTGTGTAAGCGTTGTAGCTGCTACAGCTGTAACCGCTGTTGTAACGGCAGTCACCACGACTTCTGCTGAAGGCTGTGGTACTGGCTGTTTAATAAACGGTATTTTTAAGGTAGGTGGCTCTGGTGGTTTTTCTTCTACAGTCTTGACTGGTTCCTCTTTTTCATCTCTAAGATCACTAGGAGGAACCACCATAGGTTTGTAGTATGGCACGTCAGCTGTAGGTATTGGTATTTCTACCGTTTCTATCTTTTTTATATCAGGTAATACTATAGTTGGAATTACTGTTTCCATTGTGATATTTGACTTGAATCGTTATTCCAGATGTCAGAATCTATTACAAAGTTAAAAGCTAAAGACGATCTATTTGGGCCTTTATGAATACCTGCTTCATGAAAAATATTTGAAGGAAAGAAATATAACGCTCCAGTAAATGGTTCTAGATATACATTATCTTGAGTTCTATTTCTCTTATGTGGGTTATAATATTTTGGTATGAAAGTATTTAACGTATTTTGTAAAGGATTAATCAGCCATAATCTAGCTGAGTCTTTATCGTAATGCTCACCATAATATAGTATTCCAGAATAAAAACAATTATTATGTCTGTGTAGTCCTATCTGGTCTCCTTCTTCCAAAGTATTAATCCAAGAGGTAATGATTCTTCCTTCAACAGGCCCATAAATTTCACGTAAAAATGAATTAAAAGAATCTGTTATTAGTTTTTTTAAAGATGGATAGGATTCTAAAACTCTAAAAAACTTCTCATGGTACTCTTTTGTACCTAGATGTTTAGTATCATCAGCATTATAACTCTTTTGATCTGAGACCCACACAGTACGTTTATCTTTTCTAAGTTCAGTGAAGTCATAGTCTAACGTATCACTGCAAACATAGTAAGAAAAGGGGGTGGAAATGTTAAGCATTACTTATCAAGTAAAGTAGATTCAGCTCTATTCTCTCCATCATGGTCATGAACATGTAACTCAGGATGTGCAAATACTGCTGTTGTAGAAAGAGCTAAAAGTAAAATAAATAGTTTCATTGTTTAAAGGGTGTAATAATTAACGAATACGCCACTGTTAATCCACTCGGTTATTTTTGTATCGAGTTGTTCTGTAGTGTATGTTGTACTGTCTGCCGGTATTCCTGTATGAACTGCTGCTATATGTGCATCAATAGCTGCTTTCTTTGTAGAATCTCCACCAGTTGCAAGAGGGTATAAAGCCTCTAGCACTGAGTTAATATTAGGGTAACAGTATTTTCTAGCTTGTTTGTAGTTCATAATTTAAGATTTCATAATGTAGCAAAGAGCATAGTAAGGAGGTAACACAGAAACTGAGTGGTTGTGACTTGTGTCAACACCGTGTTGGTGTCTATCTCTTGAGTTTTTGTTTTCAATACCGTTGTAAGAACTACTTGCGTCTTGAACTTGGTTAGGGTTATCTTCTGATCCTGTATACATGAAACCAGAAGTTGTGTTGGTATTATTTGCTGTAGCACCACCTGTAGCACCTACAGCATATGTATCCGTTGCACCAACAACAAATCTATTTCTTAAGTCAGGTGTACTATTATTTCCATCACATAAAACGAATCCAGTAGGTATAGCGTTTGACGCACCAGACCACATAACAATTACACCAGTAGGTATGCCTGCGATACCTGTTAGTGCAGAACCGTCACCTGCAAAAGCTGTAGCTGTGCAAGTACCTGTAACTGTAAATCCACCTGTTACTGTTTCTGCTTTTTTTGCATTGTCGTAGTATAGCTCTACAGCTCCATCTTCAACAAATTTTGCAACTGTTTCACTTTGAGCAGCATTTTGAAATAGTATTTCACTACCAGAAACAGCAAGAACACCTGTGCCACCATCGTGAATCCTACTATTAGAGGCATCGTGATAAATCTGTAAGTCTCCATCTGCACCAAATTTTAAACGATCATCATTAGTACTACCACTATCTCCAAATTCTATATTTTTTGTATTTACATCAAGATTACCACCTAGCTGTGGAGTTGTATCTGCAACTAAGTCTGTGTTTACTGTCTCAAACGATGGGTCTGCTCCGTTGTTTGCACGTAAGAACTTACCATCATTAGACCCTGTGCCATGCTCTAGTTTAGCTAGAGTCACTGCTGTGTCTGCTATCTTTGCTGTTGATACAGCGTTGGAAGCTAAGGTATCTGCATCAACTGTTCCGTCTGGCAGACCACCTACAGCTAATCCAGTTATGGTATTACTTGTACCATTAATTCCGATTGCCATAATTTAATTATCCTAAAATTGTGTAAGTTTCACCAGAACCAACTGTTACTGTAGCATTAGTAATAGTCATTGGCCCCATTGAAAAAGCATTGCTGTTTGCTGAAATTGTATAGTTGGTGGTTATTTCGTTTAAGTTTTCAAAAATAGTATTACCGTTTCGAGCACCAGTATCACTAAAACTTAAGACTCCACTTCCGTTTGTAACTAAAGCTTGTCCATTAGAGCCAGTATCTGTAGGTAAAGTTAGTGTATAACTTGCTCCAGCACTGTGAGCTGGGGACTTAATTTTTACACCATGACTATTCTGTGAACAGTTAAGTTGTAATGTACCATCAGCACTGCTGCCATCGCCTTTTATTTCGACTACACCTGTGCCGTTTGGATTTAGTTTGATATTACCGTTTGTGGTGCTTGTATTGATCTCGTTAGTTTGAACATCTAAGTTGCCACCAAGTTGTGGTGTAGTGTCTTCAACAGTATTGTTTAGACCACCAGTAGAGGGAGCTGTTGACCACTTTACACCTGTAGGTTCATTGCTATCTGCAACTAATACATAGTTGTTTGTACCAACAGGAAGTGCTGTAGGATCACCAGATCCGTCACCAACTAATATCTGACCTTTTGTAGCTAGGTCACTATTCATGACTGCACCGGCAGCGTCTACATTAGTTGCATCGGTAACATCAGCACTCGCTTCTATAGCGTTTAGCTTTGTATGGTCTGCATCTGTAAAAACATTTGAATCTGTTGCTGACTCTACTAAAGTTCTTATCTCAGCAGCAGTTTGATCAGCAGTAGCTGATGCTTCAATACCGTTTAACTTACTGTGATCTGCGTCAGTAAATACGTTACTATCGCTAGCACTTTCTACTAATGCTCTTATTTCTGATGCGGACTGGTCTGCTGTCGCACCAGTTTCTATTCCATTTAGTTTTGTATGATCTGCGTCAGTAAACACGTTACTGTCAGTAGCAGCTTCTACAGCAGTTCTTATTTCTGCATTTGTTTGGTCAGCGGTTGCTCCGGCCTCTATGCCATCAAGCTTACTACCATCAGTAGCTACATCACGACCATCTACAGTACCAGATACAGTTATATTTCCTGTTACTCCTAAAGCACCTATAGTTGTTGCTCCGGCTCCAAGAGTACCAGTTGTAACTATGTTCTGTGACCCAAAGTCAGGACTAACCTTACTACCGGCTATAGCAGCTGACGCATTTATGTCAGCATTTACTATAGTGCCATCAACAATGTTTGCACTAGCTACGGTAACGTCTGTTGGTAATGCACCACCAGCTAGCTTATCCATAGTTACAGCATCATCATCTATATCATAAGAATGTATAAGATTAGGTATCTGCTCTTCTTGTGCTCTATATAAGAGCTGTGTGTTATTATTATTTAAGTCGTCTGCTTTTACGGATGACCCTGCTGTATATGTAGCCTTAGCTGTGTCTACATTAGTGTCACGATATATCCGTATATTAGCCGGACTGGATGGTATATTGCCTGCTGTAAAAACTACATTACCACCACCTGTAATAGTGTAGCTAGTAATGTTGTAGTGTGTACTTGTTGTCTTAAGTACACCATCTACACGAACCTTTACGTCAGACTCTTGTAAAGAGGGAAAGGTAAACGCTTTTGTCGCATTACCATCCCCAGTGTATTCTACGAATGTTGTTGCCATTTATTTGTATATGTTGAGGATGTTTGCGGTTGCAGTACGTTTATCTACCTGTCTTAGTTTGCTTAAACGTTGCTCTTCAATAACTTTTGCAATTCTAGGATCATCTTTGATAGATGCCCAAGCTCTTGCTTTTGCTTGCTTAAATAGTCTATCAATAATTCTATTATGATAATAGTCTCTAGCATTAAACTGAGCACGTCTGCCTGCACGTATATCTGCGTACATTTGTTCCATAGATGCTATCATTCTCTTATCTTTAGCAAACTTGTCAAGCTCTAGCTCTAAATTAAGAGAGCCAAGTGCTCTTTGAAATTCTGATCTAATATAAGGGTGATCTGTTAAGTTTGTGCTATCAGGTGCAAAGTATGTAGATGTACGAAGGTCGTAACCACTATCAAATAAAAACTCTCTACCGGGACTTTGATCTAAGTTTAAACTAACAGGACTTACTGCGTTGTATAGTCTTGTCATAAAATCCCAATCTTTCAGAGGTCTACCATTTAGCATATCATACTTAATAGGTAGCTGACTAGCAGTAAGATTTTCAAAAAGTAAGTTTCTGTTACGTATAGACTGAAACACACCTGAGTTTATCTCACGCATGTATGGGGTAAATAATCTACCTAAATCATTACGTATACCGGCTAAAGGTACTTGATTATTAAGTAATCCAGATACGATACGACCACCTTGTCCGGGTCTACCGGCAAATAGGTCAACAAAAGATTGTATACCTGCTAGATATGACTTACTTGTAATAGCTTGTGCTATAACTAAAGAAATCTTACCTAGTTCGTTTTCTGTCCATTCTTCGCCCATAAGTTCGCTTGCATCACCTACGTCAGCGATTGTAGACATAATTAAGTTAAATGGTTCAAACTGGTCGTAACCAACTCGTACAGCACCTAGTTTAATAGTTCTAGGTTCCCATTTACCATCTAGCCATAACTGTCTTTTTTGTCTATCAACTGGGCCGTTACCATTTAGATCACCACGCATCCAAGCTTGTACTGCCATAAATGTAACAGCAGAGCCTATCGCTAATCGGCCTGTTTGCAAAGCACGTGCGTTAGCAAGCTCTTCTGCTGTAAATATACCATACTTATTTACACTAGCTAAATCGTTAGGATTAGCAAATGCTATATCGTTAAACTCTTTGACTAAGAAGTTAAAACCGGGTGTATACTTACCTGTAAGTGCAAGTCCATTGACACCAGTTCTAGCAAACAAAAAGAATGGTTTAGCTAAAGGTGCAGCACTAAATACATCATTAAGACCTTTTGCAAAGCCTGTAAGTTCTTGTGTTAGTGTTACTTCTTGACGTGCAAACTTTGTAGCTTCGTCAATGATATTACCTTGTGCATCAAACACTTGAGAGTAAAAATCATCTTCATATGCTCGCATCAACTCTTTTGTTATCTTTGGTGTTTTGTAACCATTTTCTTGTAACTCAAGAGCCCTACGCATAGCTTTTTCACGCATCTTAGCACGACCAAGTACGAAGCCAAAAGCGTCGTCAGTCGCAGCCATTATCTTTGTAGAGTAAGTCAATAAGTTATTATTGTTCATCTGACGTGCCATATTAGCTACACGAAACGCTGCTGTTTCTCCGGGTGTAGCTCTACCACTATCTTCTGCCCAACGACGTAGTATCTCCCAGTTGTCGTCAGCTGCTGTAAATTCTGTAAAACGTGTCTTTATCTGTCTTATATCACCTTTCCAGTATGAGTTTAGTTTATTTCTAAATATAGTAAATGACTCAGGTATAGCTTCTATCATACCATTTACTGCTGCAAGACTAGCTCTTACATCACCTACATTACCATCAAATGGTAGCCTTAGTATTGCACCTAAGCTCTGTGCTAATGGTCGTAAGAAAGTTGCAGTTGATGTACCCATAATAGCACGAGCCGGTGTTTTAGGGCCTGATAGAATACTATGACTCATCACACCTTCTAATTCACGAATCATGACACCAGTACGATTTACACCACCTTCGGTTAACGCACCACCCAGAATTGTTTTTCTTGCCCACGCATCGAAATCGTCTAGTGTATTAACATTATCCATCATAGAAAATGCTTCATACAATGCGTTTAGTAAGTTATCGTCCTTATCATTCTTAGCAATCTTAAGTATAGACACGATAGATTCTTTAGTATCTTCCATGGCTTGAGTTGTAGCTTCTTCTACAGTTTTTTTACTTTTCTTACCAAGACCTAATTCTCTAAATGAGTCAGACTTTACAAATCTAGCTTTCTTTGTTTCATACAATGCAGTAAGCATAGTATCTATAAGCTGTTTAGATGGGCCGTCTATATCAGTTATATCAACAAGATCTGCAATTTCTCTACCGGCTGTGCCTAAATCACGTACCTGTTTAAGAAGTGAACCTATAACAAGATCAGCAATTACTACGTTTTTAGATGTCCATACTTCTACGCCATCTATTATGTCTTTGTTTGCTTCAAGTAATTCTTTTAAGTACTCATCAGCTGACATCTCTACAGCATTTCTACCTTGAGTTATACGTTGATGTGCTTCTATAGCTTCTCTAAACTGTGATACTAATGCTTTTCTATTACCCTTAGCTGCGTCTAGTTCTCTTGCAAACTTTTCGCTACTCATCAAACCTTTCATGATACGTTCGACTGTAGCGTCGTCTGTACCGCCTTCTAAGGCTATTCTTTCCCGTTCTACGGGTGTTGTAACACTACCAGTTGAACCCTCTTCTGAGCCCCATTCCTTACGTGTTTTTGATAACTGTTCACGAGCTACTTGTGGTTCAACCTCGGATACGTGTGCCCCTTGGTGTGGCTGAGATATAGGTGCATTTTTATCTGCTCTAAACTCAGTCTCACCATTACGAAGCTGTGCTAAACCAGCTTGTACTGTTTGGTTTTCTAAACTCTTGTTACGTTTTG